CATCCCGTTGTGGAACAGCAGGGCGAAGGTGTCCAAGGACCGGTTTCCGAACAGATCCAGATCGAGGCCGATGGTCCAGGCGCCGTCGGCCGTGAACTCCCACTGCAGCTTGGGCTGCGGGTCGGCCAGAAACCCCTGGGTGGTTCCGGCATTGGTGGTCATCAGCGACCCGATGTTGAGCGGATAGGGCTTCAGCAGGAACGCGCTCACAGCTGCACCTCGCCTTCCAGCTCGGTCTGGCCGGTGTTCCGCAGAAGCTTGGCCCTGACCACCAGCATGTCGACCTCCTGGGCCATGCCGAACTGGCCGCCATACCAGAGACGGACCGTCAGCCCCTCGAGCTCGGGGTGCAGGCCTTCGACAAGCACCAGATCGCGGGCGCGAACGGCGCCCAGCTGGCCCAGCTGCCGCGCAGCTTCGGCCTGCGCATCCACCTGCTCGGCAAGCGGGCTCGATTGCCGGGTGTCGAAGGCGTCTTCGCCCCAGCGGGCCGCCAGAACGGCGCTCTCTGCAAGGGCGAAGCGCTCTTCGGCTTTCAGGAACTCGGCGGTGGTGACAGTGGCGACCATGGCGTGCCCTCAGAAACTGGTGGACGGCGGGAGGCCGGCGAGGATCCGCGCGGCCTCGGCGTCGCTTTCGATCACGCCCACTGCGCGCAGGAAGGCGGTGCCGTTCTGGTGGAATGCGTCGGTCACCGCGATCGGCTCGCGCAGGGCCAGCGTGGCGTCCACCAGGCGCTGAACCAGCGCGTCCGGGTCGATCAGCTCGCCGGCCTGCGGGTGCTCTTCAGGAAAGCGCGCATCCAGCATCCGGCGCGCGCGGCCGTGCTGGGCCGCGGTGTAGAGGCCGAGGATCTGCAGGCCGGTCAGGCGGCGCGGCACCGGCTGCCCGGCCCCGTTCACCAGCACGCCGCCGGCGGCGGGCGGCTCTGCCACCGCCAGCTGTTCCCAAGCCTCCGGGTCGATGCCGTCCAGTGTGGCGACGGTCTGCACCGCGCCCGTTTCCAGATGCCGGATCGTGATCATGATGCCACCGCCGTTGCCACGCCGTCGAAGATGAACCGGGTGGCCGTGCCGGTCGGCAGGCGCAGCAGCAGCCGGAATTCATAGTCGGTGCCGCTGGTCAGGCCGGTCTTAGTCTGGTTAACCTCGATGAAGCCGCTTCCGATCGAATAGACCACGCCGAATTCGTCGAACACCTCGTCGGAAAATGTCTCGGAAACCTCTGCCGCGACATCGGCCCAAGTGCCGCCCACCGGGCGCCACTGCCACTTCCCGCGGAGGCCAAAGGTGCCCGCACCCTCCGTCGTATCGGTGGAAAAGCTCAGCGGCGCCGTCAGCGCCACCTGGCCGGCGCTGCCTGCCCGCACCGTCAGCGGGCCGCCCTGTTCCGCGGCATAACTGGTGGAGGTGACATTGCCGATCGATGGGTCGCTTGCGGCGGTCGCCCCGCCGCCCCCAGTGGCGGGCGGACTGCCCAGCACCCGGTTCACGGTGATCCGCTGGCGCAGCTCCACCGCGTCGCGGTCGGAAATCACGTCGACCCAGCCCGAGGAGGTGCAGGCGGTGATTTCCACCAGCCCACTGGTGTTGATCGTCGCCGAGCAGCCCTGGGTGGCGACACTCCACGTTGTCGTCGCGGACACGTCGGTGTCGCCGCGCTTGCGGATGGCCTGCAGTGTGCGCGGCAGCTGCCCGGACAGCACGGCGCCGGTGAAATCGGCATTGATCGTGGTTGCCGACGGCACGCTCAGGCTGGGCACCGCGTTCGCCGTCACGTCGGCATTGTCCTCGGGCTTGCCGGGGCCGGTCACCTGGGTGCCGAAGTCGACCTCGTCCTGAGTGGCAAGATCGCCCAGCCCTGCGATGTCGTCGACCAGCAGGATCGTGGCGATCTCGCCGTCGTTGTGCACGCGGTTGTTGCGGGCATAGCCCACGGCGCGGCGGCGGGTGGGCATCACGATGGACTGCCGCGCGATGGAGAAGACCTCGGTCCGGCCGAACGTCCTCACAGGCGCGGTCGGCGCAAGCCGGCCCAGCACGATGGCGCCGGCACCGGTCAGCCGCCAGAACCCGCCCAGGCGCACCACCAGCTCGTCGAGCGCGGTGGCGATGGTGCGCTCGTCGTCCACATAGAGGCCACAGGGTGCCGGATAGAGGGCGTCGAACGCGGCAATGGTGCCCGCCGCGAACGCCAGCGCCGAGCGCCCTGCCACCGCCGCCTGCGCGATTCCGGCCGCCGTCTGGTTGCCGGCTGCCGTCAGGTCCGCCGTGAAGGGATAGGTCGGGGCGGGCCACGGGCGCGCCAGCGTAAGACCGCCCGCGTCGAGGCAGTAATCCACCTCGCCCGCTGCAGGCGGCGTGGCCGCAAGGGCGGCGAGGTTGGCGCGGGCTTCGCCGGTGGTGAAGGATGCCCCACCGTCGAAGAACCCCTGGACGCTGGCGCTGGGGCGGTCGAGGAACAGCCAGATGTTGTTCACCCGGTCGACCAGCAGGCCGGGCACCGAGCGCAGGCGGCCCCAGCCTGTGGGCACCACCTGGCCACGCCGATCAATGGTGCCGGCGCCATCCAACAGGGCATTGCCCGTGCTGCCGAACTTTCGCGTGATCAGCGGCCGGCGCAGATCTGCCCCAAGGTCGATCAGGGTCAGTGATGCGATGCCGTCTTCGATCGCGATGCTTTCCACGCGAAAGCTCAGGTCGATCGCAAAGGCGGCGTCATCAGGGTCCTTCGGCTCGGCCGGCCAGGGCGCGCTGCGCAGCGTGCCGGCCGCGCCCTTCCACACCAGCCCGGCCCAGGCGTCGAGCCGGCCGATGGCAATGCGCAGTTGGCCGACCTGCGGGGTCGCGCCCTGGCCAAACTTCGCCCCGTCGAAGCCCAGGTCCAGCTCCGTATCGGGCAGCGCCACGATACCGGGCAGCCAGTCGGCGCCCAGGAAGCGCGCCTTCGTTCGAGCATTGTGGCCGAAGCGCAGCGCCTGGACCACACCATCGGCAGCCCGCCGGGGGCTCAGCTCGACAAGCGTGACCCGGCTCATACGGCCGAGCGCGCGAAGGCGCCGATGCTGAAGGCGGCCAGGCCACCGCCTTGCGCCAGCTGCTGCAGGATGGCGGTCTGCCGCTGGAGTTCGGTCACCGTCTCGTCGGCCGAGGTGTTGAGCTCGGTCAGCTTGTCGACGGTCGGGTTCTGGGCGGCGGCAGCGGCGGCGTTGATCCGGTCTTCGGTCTGCCGGATCAGCGTCTCAAGGCTGTTGATGGCCCCGCCACGGTCAGCGGCGAACTGCCCGGTGGAGCCAAACGCCTCCCGCGACAGATCCAGCTGCTGCTGGATGATCTGCGCCAGCGCGTCGATCTGGCCGGTGTCGCCGCCGGCAACCAGGCCCTCCAGGCGGGAGCGTTCGGAGCCCAGCGCGCTCAGCCGGTCCCGCACGGAACCCTCGGCCCGGCTGCCGAAGCGGATATCGTCCAACAGGGCCTTGGCGCTGGCGGTGGTCTCGCCCAGCTGCTCCTTCAGCAGCTTGGCCCGCTCCTCGGCGTTGACCTTCTCGATCTCGAGCACGTCGAACCCATATTGCCGGGCGACCTTCAGCCGCTCGCTCGCCTGGCGCTCGAAGTCTCGGAAGACCGACCCAAAGGGGTTGGAGCGGTCGCTCAGGAAGTTCTCCAGGTCGCGCACCTTCAGCGCCTCGGCCACTGCCTTGTCGATGTCGCTGGCGTAGCGCTGCAGGGCGGACTGCACCCGGGGCGACACGCCGCTGACCGCGCCATCGCGGATTGCATCCTCCAGCGCCGCAGCGAAGGCGGCATCGGCGTCGGTGTCGAAAGCGAGCACGCCGGACTGGCTCTTGCGGGTGCGGCCCTGGCCGGTTGGATCGACTCGGAACTTCCCGCCGTTCTGGCCGATCGATACCGCGAAGTTTCCAATGGTGCCGCCGAGCCTGTCGACGACCGACTGGAGCGCGCCTGAAATCCCCGAGCCCAGAGCCTCTGCATTGCGGCGCTGGGCGCCGCCGGATCCGATCGCAGCTCCGGTGATGATCTCGCCATTGGCCCCAGAGATTGCGACCGAGCCGGACTTCACCTTCACGAACAGGCCGCCGATCGCCGTGCCGATGATGGAGCCGGCAACTTTGCCGATCTCGCCGCCCAACGGACCGCCGATCGCTGTGCCCAGCGCCTGGCCGCCCGCAGCCCCGATCGCGCCGCCGATCCTTTCCTCGCGACTGCCCTTGCCCACAATGTCGGCAATCGCCACCCCGAACCCGGCCGCCTCCAGCGATTTCCCCAGCTGCTGCCCCAAGGGCTGGTCGCCGAACACCTGCTTCAACTGGTTGACCAGCGGCCGCAGTCCTTCGCGAATGCCCTGGTCTCGGCCGAGTTCCCGGGCGAGCGGCTGCAGGCCACGGATCGCATTGCCAGCAGGTCCGCGAATGCTGCCGATCTGCCCTGAGAGCGCAGCCTCGACCACCTCGGTTACCGACCGCCCGGCAGCGTTTCCAATGGCATCGCCGATGGTCTGCGCCGCTTGCAGCACTGACCTGTTGAACGCCTCTGCGGCCGCCTTCCCTTCGACCTTCCGCTTGTCGATGTTGCGCTCGGCCGAGGCGACCGCAGCGGAGAGACCGGTGGCATCCCGGCTGCGTTGGCTGGCAGCTTCCCGTGCGGCGGCCGCGGCGTCGATCCGCTCGATAAGCCCGACAAGGCTGCCATCGCCACGAGCGAATTTGTCGATCTCAGCCGATGTCTTTCGGGCCAGGTCGGCGAGCCCCTCTACAAGCTTGGCCTGCTCGGCAGCAAAACGCTGGGCCTCCCGGGTCGCGGCGTCGGAGGCGCGCTTCGCCTCCCGCGATGCCGTGTCGGCAAGCTGCTTCGCCTCCCGCTCGCCTGCCTCGCGGGCCCGCTCCGCGCCTTGGGCGAAGGTCTCCAGAGACTTGCTGTCGAAGGGGCTGAACTCGCCGCTGCGATACGGGTCGAACCCGAACAGCTGGTTGCCGCCTGTGCCTGCAAGGGCGCGATCCGCGCGCCCACCGGCGATCGCACGGCCCGCCGCCGCTCGCTGCTGTTCGAGCCTCGAGGGCAGCAGAGCCGGGCCACCGCCGAGTACGCGAGGGATCAGGCCCTCGGAGCGCACAATGAAATCGTCGATCTCATTGTAGGCCTTGGCCATGGCCCCGGCGACATCGAGGGCGAAGTCGGCAAACCAGTTGCCTGCGTCGTTCAGCAGTCCGCTCAGGCCGCTGATCGCGCGATCCATGGAGTCCGTGGCCAACTGGACGTCTGCCGCGGCGTCGCCGAAGCGATCAGCCATGTCCTCAGCAGAGTCGCCGGCATCCTCGCTGTTGCTGGCGAGGACGCCCAGAATGGCGCCTGCGCCCAGAACGGCCGCCCCCCATGGGCCGGCGAGGAAGCCCGCCACGCGGCCAAGCACGCCCCCAGCGCCGGCGAGCGCCTGGGCAATCTGGCCACCCTGTTGGGCAAAGATGACCATCGGGTTGGTGCCGACCGCCGCCTGAGCCGCCACGTCCGAGATCTGGAAGCCGAGCTGCTGGTAGGATGTTAGCGCCTGGCGGGCGGCTGCGGCTGCGGCCTGGTTGGCAACCCGGGCCTCGGCGCCATAGGCCTGGATCGCCCGGATCGCAGCCTGGGTCGCGCGCTCCTCCTCGCGCCGGGCCGCTGCAACGGCCTTGGCGGCGGCGCTCTGCGCGCGCTCGGCTTCCCTTGCCGCTGCCGCGATCTGCTTGCCGCTCGTGGTGCCGGCCGCGCCCGCCCGGCCCATTTCCTGGGCAAGATCTCGCGTGGCTGCCTGGGTGCTCTTCAGCGGTCCCACGGCTGCGCTGTTGTCGACAATGACCCGCGCCTGGGTGTCGAGCTGGATAGTCACCTGCCGCGCCTTTCGGCGAACACGCGAAGCGCCTCGGCCTCCATCGTGCGCAGCGCCAGGAACACGGGCGGCGTCACTTCAACCCCCAGCAGCCGGGCAGTGGGCTCGATCGCCTGATAGTCCAGACCGTGGATCACGCCTGTCATCCCCGCCGTCTTCCATTGCGTGTCGAGCGCCAGCAGAAGGCTGGCGGCTGTCCAGTCATCAGTTTCCAGCTCGATCAGCTGCTCGGCGGGTTCGGGCGGCAGCTTGGCGAGTTCGATGTCGATTGCAGCCGCGTCCATTCCGGTCTCCGCCAGGGCTGCCTTCAGCTTGTTGCGGGTCCTGCTGCCGCCACCCGCTCCTCCGTTCGGCCCGCCGCCGCCGGCGTACCAGCGGGCGACGGCGCGGAGTTTTTTTCCCGTTCCCCGGGCTGGGCGCGGTGGAAGCGGACATAGGCGAGCGTGATGGCGCTGCCGATGTTGGGGAAGTCTAGGAGTAGGTCCACATTCTCCGTCGTGAACGGCAGAGCCTTGCCGCCGCCGTCGACGACGCCGCTCCAGCCCCGCATGATCCGGTCGATCATCCGGCGGTTGTGCGCCTTGCGCTCATCTTCCCGCAGAGCGTCGATTGGCGCGAAAAGCGCCTCGAACTCCGTCTCCGACATTCGGACGAAGTTCGCGGTGAACTCGTCCTGAGCCACGGAACCGTCCTCGCGCACCACGTCGACCAGCACGGGCCAGGGGGCAACGATCTCGGTGACCAGAATGAACATCGGCCTGCTCCTCAGCGCGTCTTGAAGACGAGTTCGTTGTTGGCGGCCGACGGCACGAACTCCAGCTCGGCGTCCAGGAACAGCTTCCCCTGGTCGACGGAGATGTTGATGTTCGACAGGAAAACCCGCGACGAGCTGAGCTCGACGATGTTCCCGGCGACGGTGCCGTGGATCAGGCTGAAGGCCACCGCCACACCGGAGTTGATGTCGGCGAAGTAGTTCTTCGTCGCCGGGTCCGGCATTTCGAAGCGGGCTGTGCCGGTGATGCTCCGCCGATCGCCGCTGTCGTCCTTCCCGAAGATGACCGCGCGGCCGCCAGTGGTGGAGTAATACTCCGTCTTCAGGCCGAAGTTGATGGTCAGCTGCTTCAGGCCGAGCGTCGCGCCGCCCAGCAGCACCGCCGTGTTCGACAGGTTGACCTCGACAGGCGCGGGATAGGTGGGAAGCACCACGCCAGCGGGCGCGCCGGCGTCCACTGTCGCGGTCCCCTCGATCAGGCCGATCAGGTCGAAGGCCATGAAGGGCAGCTGCCGTTCGGTGAAGTCCATGGTGACGTTGCCGCGCACGCCCTTGCGGCGCATGCGGGCGAGATCACCCTTGTAGCTAAGCAGGCTGACCGATCCGCCATCACCCGACGACAGCAGCGGGTAGCTTACATCGACGCCGGCCGCGACGACCGGAGCGCCGAACAGGCAGGCCCGCAGGATCGGCGCAAACTGGGTGGGCGTGGCGGGCGTGCCGGATCCGCAGAGCTCGACGGAGAAGGGGTCCCGTGCGCGGATGGCCGTCCTGGTCGACGGATAGATGCCGGCAAAGCCGCGCTCGATCTGGCGGCGCACCTGCTCCGATTCCAGCGGCGTCGGGTTGTAGCCGAAGACCACCCGGGCATCGGTTGCCGGCGCCGGGGCGTTGTAGGTCCCGTAGACCGTCTCTTCCTTGACCAGGATGATGCTGGTGTCGTTGATGGGCATGGCTCAGGCTCCCTTCTCTTGGCCGCCGATCCCGGGGGCGGCGTCCTTCTTCGCGGCCGCGCGTGCCTGCTTGCGGGCGGCAATGGACTGGGCCCGCAGCGGGCCGGATTGCGGAAGGCCGTCCTCGGCCAGAAGCGCGCCGTCGGACCGGCGGGCGTAGCCCATGGCGGTCACCTCATGCAGCTCAGGGTCGAACCAATCGGGGTGTTTCGGCGCTTCGGTTTCGGGGGTCTCAGAGGCCATTGACGGGCTCCTCAGGAAGGGTTGCGGATGACGCGGAAGCGCCAGACGGCGCGGAAGCTGAGCAGGCGGGAGACGCGGCCAGCGCCGATCGAGATTAGGCGGGCGCCTGCATAGACAAGGGGGCGGTCCAGCCCTTCGACCTTCGTGCCGGCCAGCGCAGTCAGCACTTCGGCCTCCAGGTCTTCGAGGGATTCGCGCGCGACGCCGCGCTTGGCGCCGTCGGCTGACACCACGATCGCGACGCCGAACTGGCTGGTGATCAGCTGCTCGAAGATGTTGCTGCCCAGGTCGTTGGGCTGCGCGCTCTCGCTCTCCGGCACCACGAAGGCAGCGGGCATGGCGATGGTGGGCTCGGTGTCCAGCCCGGCGAGCTGGAGGACGTCGCCGACGCGCTTGAACGCTCCACCGGCCTCCAACAGCTGGATGATCGTGCCGAGCTTCATGCCGCGCCTCCCTGGAAAGCGCGCGCCAGATGATCGGCCAGGATCTGCGGGATCTCGTCCTGCTCGCGTTGGCCGAAACCCAAGAAAGCCCGGCGTGGCATCTTGACCGAGGCGCGAGGACCGAAGGGTGTGCGCAGTGCGCTGCCGGTTCGGGCCCTGATCGTCTTGCCCTCCTGATGCACCGCCGCATAGATGAGGTTGGTGCCCACGACCGAAGAGAAGGCATCCCACTGGCCGTTCATGTCGCCTTCCAGAGCTCCGCTGTCGCGAAGCGTCTGCCCGCCCTGTTCGATGGCCCGCTGGCTCGGCTGCCAAGGCACTTCGTCGGGCCCTCGGCCCGTCTCGAACCGCTCCCGCGTCTCGAACTCCATCAGGCTGGCAATCTCCGCCATGGCCGGCGTGAAGTCCTGGGCGGCGAGAATGGCAGCCTCGATCCCACGGGCGAGTTCGTCGTTTTCGATCGTGAACCGGATCTCCATCAGAAACCCTGCATCCGCTTGCGGCTGAACAGGCGGTCATGCGGCTCCACCAGTACCGGGGCCGGCGACGTGGTGGTGGGCGCAGGCGCGACCGGGATGGCTGCCTTGCCGGCGGCCAGGTCCTTCAGCAGGCGGACGGCCTCGTCGCGCTTGGCTTCCACGCCGGCCGGCAGCTCTCCGCGGTACAGCCGAGCGACGGCCAGGTCGAAGGTGAGCGTGGGGATCGGCGCCGGCACAGGGGCCGCCAGCGGGACCTGGTATCGGGCGCCCAGATAGCTGTCGACCAGCGCCTGGGCGTCCTGCAGGGCGGCGTCCAGGCGCGCGGCGTCGATCGTGCCGGTGCCGGCCTCGTCGGTCAGGCGGACGGTCTCGTCCACGCCGGCGCGCTGGATGAAGGCCTCCGGGCTCAGATAGCCCGGCGTGACGCTGCCGGCGTCGCGGAACGCCAGATCCAGCACCAGGATCTCGGCATCCTGTTCGAAGCGGTTGCCGGCGGCATCCTCGACCAGGCAGCGGACGTTGTAGAGCTCGCCCACGGTGCCGCCCAACAGGGCCAGCTGGGCGTAGGTGCTGCCCACGATCGCACTGCCGATCGACAGCGCGGTCACCTGTGGAACGCGGCCGGCCGGCAGCACTGTCGATTCCACGATCGTGGTGATCGCCACGCCGCCAGGCTGGCCGAACTCGAAGCGCTTCAGGATGCGCTCGGCCGGCTGCTTGATGGTGGGGGAGGCGATCAGCACGTGAGAGGCTCCGGCAGAGAGGGAGCGGCCGGTGCCGCAGCACCGGCCGGAATGTCAGGGCTTGAAGAAGTCGAGTTCGAAGTCCGGATCCTCGTCCAGCTCGAACAGCTGGCCGGGATCCAGATCCGTCGACACGAACGTCCGCTCCTGGCCTTCCAGCCAGAGCAGGCGTGCGCAGCTCTTGGTGACCTTCGCGGTCACCTTCAGCCGGATCTCACCAATGTC